TTATATAAATTCACTTTTGTGGAAATTTCTCGTTGGTGGATTTTTACACAACTTTTCTGGCAGATCAAAATAAACATTCCGGATCCAAAAGATGTCTTCTTGCATTCTGGCATAATCATCCTTCATTTTTAACCAGGTTTCTCGGTTCGGAGCAGATGCTCTGTCAATTTTACGCTTTAACCTTTTAGCCTTGTTTATAATTACCATTTCTTCAAGGGCAAAAATATCCCTAAAATCATAGTAATCACGGAGAAGATCATAGTCCGGATTCTTTCTGTTTTTTATCATTCGCTCTAATTGTGGAATTGATTTTTTGACCAACTTCACTTTTAGTTCTTTAATTTTCTGGTCTTTGGATTGTTCATTGTGCGCATTCATAATCTTCTTTGCTGAATAAATGTAAAATAGACCAAACAGGGTATTTCATAGTAATAAAAGGAGAAAGCTCTCAGACGTGTGCCCACCGGAGTTGATACCAGAATCCGATTTTACGGATTACACGCCTGAGAGGCTTCGTTTTATTTTCAATTTCGTGGGCAATGACAAAGATAAGAAATATTATTCTTTTAGTTCCTTCTTAATATAAAGTTGTGATGACTTCAATCCATCAATATGCTCAAAAAGAGACTCCTCTACATGTGCCCCCATAGGATCTAAGACAAAGTCAATACCCTCTCTTCTTGCCAGTTTTGCAGCTGGTACAAAATCAGAATCACCAGAGAAAAGAACTATCTTATCAACAAAGCGTTTTAAAGAAAGAGAGGCAATATCAACTCCAATTTTCATATCAATACTCTTTTGCCTCATTTCATAAAATAAATCCTCTTCTTTCAGGTCAGATATTTTAATATTGCCGTTGATCAGGTTTTTGGTATGTTTTGCCTTAATAAACCATTTCCCTGTATCCTTAAGTTCTCCCAATCTTAATGCTACTTTTCTTTTTTGTTTTAGGCACTCAATTATTTCTTTACGAAATACAGCTTCCGGGTTTTTCTCAAGAACAATACATCTGTTGGAAATAGGGTTGTGTACTCTTTTTGAAAGAGGGAGACAATCATAGTAAAAGATCCGGTATAAGTAATTTTCTTTTCCTATGTGGTTGTGAGCCAGCGTGTACAGGTGATTTGCGACATCGGATGCACTGGCGGTTCCTTTTCTATTCCAATTGTAGTTATATCTTTTAATGAAATAACCGCCATCAATTAATACCGCGACCCTAACAGGCTGGTTTATGTAATTTATCTCAGGATCACCGCTGGTTCTATTTTTTGCAGTAGCATTGAGCCTTTGTTTAGAACTTTGTTTTAATGACATGGATAAGGTATTAAAAAAACGAAGCCCTTGGGGCAGCATATTCAGTAATTATTGCCTCATATTGAGGTGAATAAGCGACGCCAAAGGCATAATTATGCCACAAAAATACATTATCGCATATAATCCTGCAAATATTATAGCTGATTTTTTATATGTTTTACAACATATTTCGAGTAGTTTGGTATTTCTTAGGATAAATTTCACTGATTTTTCCTCAAAATAGCCGATTTTCCCTTAAAGTTGGTCGACTTTTGGCACTTTTTTCATGCGAAAAATTTGCAACATTTTGAAAAACAGCGAAAAAACCTGTTCAAAATGCGATCGACAATCGCAAAACACGAAGTTGATTCCGACCCCCACTGCTCCGTGAATGCAATTGCATGGAGAGCATACGATCCTTTGATGTCACTGGGCCGTATTGGCCTGTTTTTCGAGTTCTTTCCGACGTCGATTAACTTTGATCCGAAGTTCGGCATTTGTCCAGTCATCAGGTCGAACGTTTAGATCCTGGTTAATCGTATTGCCGAAATTCACAACCTTGTTTTTTCTGATATGATGATTACACAACTTTGTGCAATCCTGTTTTTTCATAGCTATCGTTTTTCCCTTTTTTGAGTGTCGATATTTAATAAAATAACTTTTTCCATGAATTGATATTTATGTAGTGTTTTGATAATGAGATTTTTATTGATTAAATATGATTGGCGTTGATAACTTCCGGCTAACTTTTAGTCTGAAAATTAGGGAACTAAAACAATCCGAAATAACTTCGCTTCATCATAAATAACAAAAATATCGCTAATTCAAACAATTATGACGGGTGAAAAAAAATTAAGATATGGAATTAAAGGCCTGGTAGACCTTCTTGGATGTGGCAGGTCGACGGCGCAAAAAATTAAGAACAGCGGAATTCTCAATGAGGCAATCATTCAGATCGGAAATACTATCATCATCGATGAAGATAAGGCAATGGAATGTCTGAAAAAACATTCAAAAGTTTGAAGTTATGGACCATTTAATCATCCTCAATAAAAACGATCTCCGCGAATTATTGCGGGAGATGATTCCGGCGACTACCGCGCCTGTACAAAAGACAGAGGGAAAGGATTACCTGTCTTTTGAAGAGGGGTTAGTTTACCTGAATGACAGGGGGATCAGAATGTCAAAAAGTACTCTTTACAAGAAAACTGCAGATAAGGAAATTCCATTTCGACGGTTTGGAATTCGGAAAATCGTTTTTGAGCCTGAACTTCTTGATAAGTGGATCAATGATCAATTATCGGGAATGGAAAGTATAGTTTGTAAAACAGTTGTTGAATCAGCACGAAGAAAGGAAAGGAGATCATTATGATGACAAACGAACAACGCCCCGACCGGCTGGAACCGATACAGGGCGAAATAAGTTTTGACGGGCAGGACAAAGATAACATAAATCTTTCAAAGAGACAAAGGAAAGTATATGAATTACTTCGTACCGGGAAACATTCGGTAACGAGTGCGACCATCGCACTGGGATACTGTGATTTCCGAAGTTATGTTCGTTACCTGATTGAAAAAGGCGTACCTGTTAAATCCGAATGGGTTGAAAAGTCAGATACACGCTATAAATTGTATTGGATATGAAAAAGGGCAGTCTCATCCTATACACTCAGCAATACGAAGCGATCAAACATCTACCGGTTGAGGATAAAGGCGTGTTGCTGGATGCTATTTTCCATTACCATATCACCGGAAATATACAACCTGATTTACCCCCTATGGTATCGATGGCTTTTTCTTTCATCCGCACACAATTGGATAGAGACATGAAGAAGTACGAAAAGATATGCGAACGAAACAGGATTAACGGTTCAGAAGGTGGTAGGCCAAAAAACCCAAGCGAACCCAAAAAACCCACTGGGTTATCTGGGAATCCAAAAAACCCAAGCGAACCCAAAAAAGCCGATAATGATAATGATAATGAAAATGATAATGAAATTGATAATGAAATTGATATTGATTTAAAGAAGAGGCTCAAACAAAAAGAAATTTTGTTTAAAAAAACAATCGAACCTTATGTATCGATATACGGCAAGAATATGTGTAATGAATTTTACCTCTACTGGACGGAACCGAATAAATCAAAAGCAAAGTTACGTTTCGAGATGGAAAAGACCTGGGATGTGTCACGAAGGTTAAGGAAGTGGGCTGATAACGAAAAGAACTTCAAAAAAAATGGACAAGAAGAAAAATCAAACATATACGACGTCTAAACCTTCAAAGGTTGTTGAAAATATTACGGATCTAGCCAAACTGCCACCGCAAGCGCCGGAGTTGGAAGCTGCCGTACTTGGAGCGTTGCTGCTCGAAAGTAAATCAATTGAAAAGATCGACCTAGAGCCGGAAGATTTTTATAACGAAAAAAACCGGATCATATTTTCAGCGATCGAATCCCTCACACGGAAACGTCATCCTGTGGACATCCTAACAGTTCATGAAGAACTTGTATTAATGGGAGCACTCGATGAAGCCGGAGGGTTACCGTATTTAGCGGAATTATCCGATATCAGTTCCGCCGCCCATATAGAGTACCACGCTAAAATTATCAAACAAAAATCGGTTGCAAGGAAGTTGATAATCCAGTCCTATAACGTAATGCAGCGAGCGTATGATGAAAGTGAGGATGTGCAGGATACAATGGAGTACCTGGAACAAAGTTTCACCCAAATACGGTCAGGCGGATCCTCAACCGGTTATCTGGATATGCCTGAAGCCATCAAGAAAACATTAAACTACCTGATAAGGATCCAGGAGAAACGTGAGCAAGGCGGATCCGTCGCCATACCGACCGGATTAAATTCCCTCGACGACCAATTTAACGGCGGGTGGTCGACCCCGGACTTTATCATACTGGGAGGCCGGCCGTCTATGGGAAAGACACAGTTTGCCCTCCATTTCGCAAAAACGGCATCCGCTAATGGTAAGTACTGCCTGTTTATTTCAATTGAAATGACAGCCGAGCAATTAATCATGAGGATACTCATAGAGGATGAAAGGCTGAATTTTCACGACATGAAGACCGGGCAAATGGATGAAAACGAGTGGCGTTGTATCGATGAGAAAGTAAAAGAATTTGAATCTAACAGACTATATATTGCGGATGATCATGATGTAAGATACCTTTCGAATATAAAGACGCTCGCCCGGAAACTTCACCGGGAGGGAAAACTTGATTTACTGATAATTGATTATTTGCAACTCATAAAAACAAACCAATCATTCGGTACCCGTGACCTTGAGATTGGATACATAACCGGTGAGCTGAAAAACCTCGCCAAAGAGTTAAGCATCCCCGTTATCCTGCTGGCACAATTACGGCGGCCTCAAAAGGGAACCAAAGTACAAGTGCCTGTATTAGATGACCTCCGGGAAAGCGGGAACATCGAACAGGATGCGGATAAAGTGATTTTCCCACACAGGCCTTCCTACTATGATCCCGAGGCGGTAGATGGTGGTGGGGTGAGCTGGAAAAACAGGGGCGTTTTGATTATCGGGAAGGACAGGGAGGGCCCGAAAGACGAGAGAATATACTTCCGAACCGATGACCGGTTTAAGAAAATCTATGATGATTGTTACGTCCAACCGTCCAGTCACGGAACAGAAAACGAGGAAGTAAAAAAACTTCCATTTTAAATGTTAAAAAAATCACTTAGTTATGGACAAAAAGAATTCGATAAAGAAACTGGAGATACTCCTGAATAATGCTCTCCTTCTTGCAGGTGACATCAAGGCGGTGAATGCCTACGCATCAGACACCGGGGTTATCCTGGCTATTGAGAACGTTAATTTGCGCCGAGTTGCGGCTGAGATTTATGTGCTGGCCCAATCAATAGGCGGTCGCAAGATTACAATCGAACAAAACCGTTTCCGCGTATCAGAAACTGATTGTTTGGCATCGAAAACCTGCAATAACTACTAAAAGATGGCAGCACCAGAAGGCAATCAGTATTGGAAATTGGCGCATAACTGGAGAAAACCTAAGAAGTACACTCCGGGAAAGCTATTGGAAAAGGCGTTTGAGTATATCGAATGGGCTGAGAATAATCCATTGTATGAAATGAAGGTATTCGCATCCAAAGGGAAAATACTAAAAGCTGACGTGCCTAAAATGAGGGCGTTGACTATTCAAGGTTTTTGTTTTTTTGCGAATATATGGCCGCAAACATTCCATAACTACGAAAAAGACGAAGCGTATTTGGATATCGTTACGCGCATACGCGAGATGTTCTTTGCTCAAAAGTTTGAAGGGGCGGCTGCCAACCTCCTTAATCCGAACATTATCGCTCGGGAGTTAGGGTTGGGCGATAAGCAAGAACTAACCGGCAAGGGCGGAAAAGACCTGATCCCCGAGCCGATCACCATTGAGATAATCGATAACCGGGATAAAGTAAACGGAAAATAAAACATATAAAATTAAAAGCTATGGCGGAAATAAACGAGGGCGGACTTTCCTTTGAGATTGAGCTTGAGAATAGCAGAGCGAACCATATGCTCGAGGAAACATTGCGCAGGATACAGGGCCTTTCGGATGGTACCACAACCGCCGGAGAGGTGATGCAAAAGGCGTTCGAGGAGTTGATAGATTCGGCCAAAGATGCATCCGGTGATATCGAGATGACTCTCGGTGTGATCGATCAAGCAGCCGACCTGAATCGTCAATCTATACGTGAATTGCAAGCGGAATACGATAATCTTGCGAAGGTTGCGGGTCAGGCATACCGGGCAGGCGATGATGACGCATATCATCAGGCTGTGAGGCGGCAAGAACAGATAAAGGGTGAAATTACCGTCAGGAACAAGCTTCTCAACGAACTGTCACAACAAGCCGACGAACTGGCGAAAATAGAACAGGAGTACGAAAAAGAGCGGCAAAAAGCGGAAAAGTCGGCAAAGGCGCAAAACTCCCTGCGCACGCAAATAAAGAATGTGCGTGATGAAATGGCCGCACTTCGGAATGAAGCCGAAAAAAACGGCGTCACCCTTGACGAAAATACCGGCCGGTATGCGGAGTTGAGGGATGAGCTCGGTCGTTTGTATACGATACAAACGGATATGCAGAAGCAGGCGACCATATTATCCAATACGCAGGAAAAACAGTTTCAGGGGATTATATCCGGGCTTTCAGGTCTTGCGGGTGGATTTTCGGCAGCAACCGGAACTATCTCCCTTTTTGCCGGAAAGAATGACGACCTTCAAAAAGTTATGACCCGCGTTCAGTCGGTTATGGCGATCACGATCGGGTTGCAGCAGGTTTCGCAAACTCTTTACAAGGATAGTGCGTTTCAGCTTGTCACAATGGCAAGATTAAAAAACTCCTGGACGAAAGCGCAAGGACTGCTTAATACGCAACTGGGTATAGGGGTAGGGCTATCTAAAGCCTTAATGTTGTCAGGTATCGGGGTGTTACTTGCCGGTATCGCGGCGTTGGTTATCGTTTATGATAAGTGGAAGAAAAAACAGGAAGAGGTAAACGCACTTAAGAAAGAGTATATCCAAATCGAATCTGATGTGGCAAGGTCTATGGCGTCGGAAAAGATAAATGTCGAACAGCTTCAAAGGATTGCGGCGGATCATACAAAATCACTCGATCAGCGAAATAAGGCGATCGAAAGGATGAAGGCTATTATGCCCGACTACAATGGGTATATTGACAAGGAAGGTACTTTGGTCGACAACGCCAATACGGCACTGAAAAATTATCTCACCACGCTCTACAAGGTCGAGAAAGCAAAAAAACTTATTTCGCAGATGGAAGATGTGGACGCCCAGATTGTCGAGGCTGAGTCCGCAGACGTGAAGGGTGTGAATATCTGGCAAAAGATGATGGCCGGCTTTGCGTCTGCAAATGACAAGAGTGGTACGCTGACCTATAGCAACATCATCGAGGATGTAAAACGTCAAAACCAGGCTGCGAAAGATAAGATCGTCGACGATTTGAAGGACAAAAAGGAGCAGTTCGAAAAAGATCTCGACGATCTGGCCTCCGATAAAAGCGTGTTTGATATCCTGTTCCCGGATAAAGAGGGTAAAACAAAAACGTCTGGTGTAGAGGTCGACCAGTTCACAAAGGATCTTGAGCAGATGAAACAACGGTACGCCGATTATGCAAAGTGGATGAACTCGACAGACGAAACAATCCGGAATAGTGCATCGACGGCGTTCGCGGATATACTACAGAACGGGGAAACGTATCTGGATTCATTAAAGAAAATGCGGGATGAATTGACGGGGCAGCCTATTACGGTTGATTATGCAAACCAGCTTTTAAAACTGAACAACGAAATAGCGGAACAAACGCAGCTACAAACAGATAAAGAGGAGGAGAAAACAAAGCAGCACATCCAAAAAATCATCGAAGATTACGGCAAATATTACGATCAGCGGGTGAAATTGCACGAAGAGTATTTGAAAGATATCGAATTGCTTGATAAACAACTCGAAACCGAAACCGATCCGGAAAAGAAAAAAGTAATTGAGACTGCGAAAGAAAACCGTACAAAAACGTACGACAAAGATTTAAAGGCGGCCGGAAGCGGCGATCCCGAATATGACGCGATGCTGAAAGAGTATGCGACCTTCGAGCAGAAAAAACAGGCCATCATCGACGACTATACCGAAAAAAGAAAGGTCGCACAAGAGAAAGGAAATACGGAACTGATAGAACAACTCGACAAGGCTCAGGCGAAAAGCCTTTCTTCCCTTGCCACTGACGAACTGACCGGCTCGGAGATGTGGGCGAACCTGTTCGGTAATATGGACGAATTGACTATCAGTCAAATCGATACTCTCGTCAACGAGATTGAGTCAAAATTTGACGAATTGTCCGGCGTATTTGACCCGATCGACCTTAATGCGGTACGTACAAAGCTGAACGAAGCACGTGCGGTTCTCATTCAGGACAATCCCTTTAAAGCGATTGGGGATAGCCTGAAACAGATATTCAGCGATGGGGCGGGTGAATCTAAAGACGCCACTCGTAACATAAAAACCGACTGGAAAAACCTTGCAAGCGCTACACAATCCGCCTTTGATTTTGTTCAGGATGCAGTGGATTCGGCCGACTTCCTTAAAGATGCGATTGGGGATGTGGGGGCAACGGCAATATCAAGTTTGGCGACTATTGCGACGGTATCTATCGCAGTTGCAACTGCAATAAAAACGGCAGAAAAAGCGAGTGTAATCCTTACTATCATACAGGCGGCCCTCGCAGTCGTTCAGGCCGTTGCAAACGTGGTCAAATCTATTATAGCATCACAAGACAAGAAGATCGAAAAAAGCATACAGAAGCACGCAGAAAACGTCGATAACCTTCAAAGGTCTTATGAGAATCTCGAAAAGGCAATCGATAAAGCTCTGGGTAGTGGACGGTACACTGATACCCAGAAGGCGATAAAAAACCTTGAACAGCAGCAAAAAGAACTTGCTAAACAGGCTGATCTTGAACGAAGCAAGAAGAAAACCGACAAAGATAAGGTAAGGGAGTATGAGAATGCCCTGCAGGACGCAAAAGACAAGCAGAAAGAACTGATTGAGCAGCTACGGGAGGATATTCTCGGCCTTGATGCAAGGAGTGCGGCGCAGGAACTAGGGGCGGCATTCGTCGATGCGTTCCGGGAAGGGGAAGATGCGGTCGATGCATTCGGCAAGAAAGCGGATGATATCGTTGGGAATATCATGCAAAAAATGCTTGTACAGAAGTTATTGGAACAGCCTATCGGGCAAATATTTGACCGGTACTCAAAGAAGTGGTACAGCGATAACGGTGATTTTATCGGTTTTGATGCGGTAATCAGGGACGCCAATTCGATGGGCGCGGAGATCAAGGGAGTAGGTGAAGGCTTCGCAAAAGCGATGGAAGGTTTGCCGGACGAGATCAAAAAGTATTTCACCGGTGACACAGCTGGAAGCGACGCAAATTCATGGACGGGCGCAATTAAAGGTGCGTCGGAAGAGTCTGTAAAGTTTGCGTCAACTTGAAGCGACAAACCTTTTACGGCAGCAACTTGCGCACTTATCAACGATTGCGAACAATACAACGTATAACAGGTATTTGAAACATTTGGAAAGCATTGAGAACAGAATGGCAAGGATGGAATCGAAAGACTCTTTGCGTTCACAAGGATTACAATAAACAGTTCAACATCAAAACGAAATCAAAGATATGAAATCATCAAAAGAATTAACAAAGCAATCTTTAGCGGAAGCTGAAGCCAGTTCGATATACCAGAAGTTACAGGTAGCTAATACCTGGTTTGATCTGGTACAAATTTATCTTGACGGCATCGATTTTTGTTTGTCAAATGGTTTTTCTATTAAAGATCATGTCCGTAAACACTTTACGGAGACAATGGAGCAGCATAATGTGTATCTGGACGGCTTTATCACGTTGATTAACCCTAAACAGGTTGTTGCGCTCGGAGAAACCTCCGGTACTGTAAAGGTGGACGAATACAATGTTTGCCAGGCGTATATAAAACATAGCTCTAAACTAAAGATCAAAGCGGTAGATCATTCTTTCGTGATGATCGATGTGTTCGACGATGCGGGCGTGGAGGTTGAAGCCTCGGGCGACGCGAAAGTGTGCGTGAACCGGTACGGCAATTCGGTAGTAATATTCGGTGAGAAAGATAATGCAAGGGTAAAGGTTGTCGAAAAGAATGAAGGGCTTATTGATTATAATCAAATAGTAACCAATATTATAATATAATAGACATTATACGCAATAAGATTTGGGGTATATGATTATCAGTCAGTTATAAGAATGTCACCCCAATCATCTGATAATCAGCGATGTTTTAAATATATCATTTTGTAAACAATTGATAATCATGTAAAATAATCATTTATTAAATATAAACTCTAATATAATTATGGCAATCAAGGCAAAATTTACAATGGATGGTGTACGTAAAAGATGTGATGCATTTCTTGCGGAGATCGAAAAAAGACAGATAGAGATGTTGCAGAACCTCGGTGAAAAGTGCGTGACCCACGCTCAGAATGTACCTACAGCGCAGGGATTCCACGATCAAACAGGAAATTTAAGGTCTTCCATTGGGTATATGGTTTTCAAAGATGGCGTAGCTGTCCATACCGGATATGAGGCTGTTTCCGTTCCATCTGGAACAATAAAAGTACGCCGAACAACTAAACGAAAACTGAAAGACGGTACTGTTAAAACATATAGCTATATGGCTAATGTTAAAGTAGGCGGAAGTGGGACGGAAGGCGCTCAGGCCGGGCAAAACCTCGCTAACCAAGTGGGACAAAACACGAAAGGGCTCGCCCTTGTCGTTACGGCCGGGATGAATTACGCTGCGTATGTCGAGGCTAAAGGCCGCGATGTTCTGGCGTCCGCCGAAATACTCGCACAAAGGGAATTACCCCGGATGTTGGATAAGTTGGCCAGGAACATAAACGCCGCATCGAACGGCAAGATTACGGCAAGGGTAGAACGGTAA